AGATGGGAGTGTTTGTGCCAATGTGGAAGATCGACGATCTCTCAAACCGCTGACCTTCGAAGCGGCCATACGAAATCGTGCGGATGCATCAGCGATGCGCGACGAAGAAATCGAGTAATCGACTTGACTGGGAAAATATTCGGGCTCTTGACAGTTCTTTCTCGTGCCGAGAATAACGGCGATAAGGTAATGTGGCTGTGCCATTGCAAATGCGGGAATCATACACTCGTAATCTCTAGCCAACTGACGACGGGAAGAACTAAATCCTGTGGCTGTCTGAAACGCCAGGCAAAGAAACATGGTCACGGAAGACGATCCGGGAGAAGCCCAGAGTATCTTTGCTGGCAGAGCATGATCGGTCGAACAACGAATCCGAGATGCCGTACGTTCAGGCACTATGGCGGTCGCGGGATTACCGTTGATCCATCCTGGAGAGACTTCAGGAACTTCATGGCGGATATGGGACCTCGCCCATCCCAGCAACACGAGATCGAGCGTGCGAACAATTCCCTTGGCTATTCGAAGGATAACTGCATCTGGGCGACACGAAGCGAGCAAACACGAAATACCAGACGAACTAAGTTTGTAGTACTCAATGGCGAGACGCTGTGCCTTATGGATGCGTGTCACAAGGCTGGCATTAAGTACGGGTCTGTCAAAGAAACCCGCAGACTGAAAGGTGTCGATCTCCAAACCGCTTTTAACTATCATCTCCATCGCCTCGCCATTCATTCTAAATAGGTCCATCAAAACACACTTCCACCGGCCTGAGTTTCAGTGTCCTGGTATAGAATTCCGCCAACTTCACGGCTGCCGGATCTTCCCCGGGTTCCAGTAGGTGCACCATCCGAAATCGTTCTGCTCCATGGCGCTTTGCCCACTTGCGAAACGTGAGCGGCAACCGTGCGGCCCACAAGGTCTTGCGGTACGCTGGAGTGACATACCAAAAGAACTCGATTGCACAGAGAACCCCAGTATTGAGATCCGGATGAATCATGCCGCCGATCCCACCGACTAATTGCTTGTCCTGCCAGAGTCCGAAGATCGTGGATGGATACGCAGAGAGGAACAGCGTCCAATTCTTGATGAAGGTTTCTGGAGAAAATGTCCCTGGCACCTGCTTCTCTTCGATAAACGCCTGCCCGAACGGCACGCACAGCGGCAACTCTTCGATCGTGAGGGGCCGAATGGCGAAAGTCGTTGTAGCCGGTGCATCAATCACTACACCCCTCGCGGTCCTAAGCCCCACTGCTGAGAAGTCCATAGTCGTAGAAATCATTCCGGTTCGGCCGAGTCGGTTCCGGCGGATTCCACGGCCCACTGCGCCCCCCACGATCCCAGGCTTTCCAGGATTCCTCCCGCGCTCTCACCTGCCGTTGATACTCTGCCATGGCCTGATTGTAGCGATCCGCGTTGAACGTCGCGCCGATCGGATCATTGTTAAAATAGGAGGCAATGTTAAGATTCGCCACATTCGGCGCACTTGGCCCGGACAGAGTGGTCCCTGTGGTCGCAGGAGTGCCCGCCACCGCCTGTTTCGAGGCCAGCGCTTGCCGGAGCAAATTCAGCTGGGTTTGCGTGGCGTCGGACTTTGCGCCCTCGCTGAGATTTGAGGCGGCGATATTGGAAATGTTCGTCGACACCTGGTTATACATCGTCGCCAGATCTTGATTGGTCTGGAGCAATTGCCGGTAATTATTCTCAATCGTGGTCAGCTCAACCCGTGTATTCCGGTCGATCTGAGCCAGCTGCAACCGGTTGTTCGCGTCCAACGTCGCCGTCGCCATCGCTCGCTGATAGTCCTTATCCGCCAACTGGAGGGCGCGTGCCGTATCCTTATCCGACAAGGTATAGGCGCGTTCCGTTTCCAAGCCGGTCTGCTTAAACTGATTCGCGGCCCCTGCCGTGGCGGCATCCGCCCGCGTTTGCGCATCGGCATTGGCCAAACTGACATTGGTTTGCAACTCCGCCCCGCGCAAGGACGCCGCATTGTCAGCTTGCATCTTGGCGTACAGGGCCGCGTTCTGCGCGTTCGTCGTATTGGTCGCCGCCGTGCCATGGGTTTGCGCGTCAGCTTGCGCAATGGGCAGCGCTCGCTCATACAAGGCATTATCCGCCGCCTCCGTTGCCGCCCCGACGGCCATGCTGGAGTTAAGCAGTCCGCGCTGATTCATCGCCTGATTCGACTTCAATTCGGCACGTCGTCGAGCCTGCTGCAACAATGGTGAGTCTTTACCGATCACCGAATCGAGCTGCCCCGCCACCGTCGACTCAGGATTGACCGTGAAGGCTTTCGGGTCATACCCCACCGCAGTAGGTTTAGCAGCCGCCGCCGATGTCGCCGAATAGGTGGCGACCTCATTCTGTTTTGGTGCGAGACTTAACACTCCGGTTGCCATTAGTGACCTCGCTTGACCAACGTCGGCTTCAGGTTGTTCCGCTTGACATCCAGGCTCCCTTTGCTTCCAGTTCCCCCGCCACCGCCGCCCCCACTCTCAATCTCCGTCGCCGCCCCGATTCGCTGTCCGGCGTCCGTGTCCCAGCCAGCCACCATGTAGTGCGAGGTCCCGGTCCACCCAAAGCAGCTGTTCGCGAAGTTCTCTCCGCGATAGTTGTTCACAAGAAATTTCCCCATGATGGCCCCAGGGCGTCGCGGGTTGACCAGCGCCAACTCCGTACCCGGCTCATCCGTATCAATCATCAGCTTTTCCGCCGTCCCATCCGTAACGTTTTTGGCATAGACTTGCAGCCGCCAGTGCAACCCGGACGTGAAGGCATCGCGGTTCGTCATGATGCCTTCGATCCGCCACCATTTTCCAGGCCAGGAGGCGCGAGTCATATTGTTTCCCGCCGGACCCGGCCCGACAAAACAACAATCTTCCGCGCCTGTGGCGAACTCTAAAAAGTTGTACATATGCACTTCGCCGTGCGTTTTATCACCCAGGAGGCCCGAGTTAAATTGCAACCATTTGGAGTTGCATCCCTGGTTCGGATCAATCTCGTCAGAAAAATTATAGGCATCGCTGTGATAGATGTAGTAGCGGAAAGCGATCCGTTTCACGTACGTGGTATCGTTGGCCATTTGGTGGCCGACAAAAAAGATCCCTTTGTGAGACGCCGGACTTCCAAGAAATCGACTCACGCTATGTCCTGCTGGGAGGCGCGAGAGCGCCGTCGAATCTGTTGAAGGGAAGAGATCCCATCCATTTCTGGCAATCGCCGCCCCCGGTGTCCCTTCCACGTCGCACTCTTTTGTCGTGGTATCGTTTGGATTCCAATGAGAGCCCGTCCCGTAGTCAGGATAGGCTGTGGCCTGCAACGGTTCGGAACACACACAATTCGCGCCGAGTTCGGTACAGCGGGCTTCGTTCCCGGCGGCTGCTGCCACCGAGGCGCTGAACAGCATCATCAAGAGGATTACCAGTGATGTCATTGACCGACTCCCATCAGCATGAGTTGTTTTGCCGTGCCACCGCCGCCCCCGCCCGCCGCTTCCTTGAAGGACGCGGCATTCGTCACCCAATCCATGGTGCCGCTAGGAATCGTGCAGACCGGATCGAGTGTCCCGGAGGCGTCCGATCGAGACTGGGCAAAAATGTTGTTGTCGAGATCTTCAGTCCAGCCAGATCCAGGATCGTAGATTGTTGAGGTATACTCCCCAACCCCCTGAAACGAGACGGTTGCTGCTGTGGTTGCCAGCGTTCCCGCATCAAACGTGGCCCCATTCCCCTGCGCCGTCGCCTCCACATCCAGTGCCAGCTCGCCCGTCCCTGAGTTCACGCCCCAACAGGCCAATCGACTGTACGGACGTGCCGCCCCGTATGTCACCGTCACGGTATGACTGGCGCCCGGTGTGCCGATCTTCACCCACATGAGCCGGCTGCTTAAATCTCCATTAAGGTGATCTACCTTGGTGAGGAGGTTGAATGCACCAGAACCTTTATTGTCCGACTCGGTGATCGTCGTCGGTGCCCCTTCATGCTTCACAAAACAGACAATATGAGTTTGTCCGGTGGAATCGACCGTCAACTGGAACGTCGTGACCGCCGTCGCGTCCCCGGTCACATTGGAGCCGAGAAAGGTTTTGGTCAGTGCCGCCCAGCTTGACGCGGGATCAAGCAGGACCAGCAGGAATACGATCAGCAGTCGCCTCAGCGGATCTGTCGCAATGAGTGTCGCTGTCGTGTACGCCATAGGGTCTCCTTATGGGGCTGCCACGACCGACATCACACCCGAGAGCTGCGTTGCGGCACTAGTCACAAGGCACACCACTCTGTTCGTGCCATTCGTTTTGAAGATCGAGCCCGTGCCATTGCCAAAGGTGAGCCCACTATTCGCCGCCATGTTGAAGCCTGATGCCGCCGTTGTGCCGCCCGCCAGCCCAGAGGTGACCGATGCACAATTATCCGTGTCGTCGTCGGTTAGTGCGACGTTATTCGCTGCAGCAGTCACTAAGACCAATGAACAGACGTAATAGTTCGTTGAGGCGCCAGCCAGAGAGGGAGTAATCTCCGTCGTGGTAGCCGTGGAGATACTGATTGGCAAGAAGGTTTTAGCCCCTGAGCTGCACGCATCGATAGTGCGCGTCCAGAGCAACCCGCTGGCATCCGTATTCAGCGTTGCATTATCGCCGGTGGTTCCCGCGCTCGACGCCGCCGTATCCCGCCGCACGGTCCCCGACATCGATAGGTTCCCGCCGGCTGTTTCCGCAGCGTCTTCGACATAAATGCCCATGCCGGCGAGTGCCGCTTGATCGGTCGCAATCGTGACGCGAGGCGATCCGGTTCCGGTGTTGCCTGCCCCCATGAGGGGCGTGACCCCGTTGATCTGCGCGACGTTCACGGCACTGTTGGCTGTGATTGCAACCTGCAATTCATTGGAGGCGTTGACGTTCGCACCTCGTTCGTTCCCGGCAGCGTCACGAATAGTCGTATAGAGATTGCGATTCGCCGACATGCGGACAACGCCCGCATCACCTTCGTTCACCGAATCCGGCGTCACATCATCAAACATGGCCCCCGCAGGAGTCACCGAGGTGGTCCCAGGCGTAAAGGCCGCATCGTCCGCAATCGAGGTCCCACCAGAACCGCCGCACCCCGAAGTGCATTCCACCTGGAGTGATCCGCCCGCCGTGGCTGTGACTTGCGCGGTATCGGTGCCATCATGGAGTAAGGCTGCCACTCGCTGCGTGCCAGTGCCAGACGCGCCAACCCCGGTTGAAATCGTATTCCCGGCAATGCTCTGGTTATCGATCTTCAGGCTGTGGTCTGTGCAATTCATGCGAACATTGCCGAATTGGTTTTCGGTCAATGTCGTTGGCGTGGTGTCATCGCACTGGCCAGACAAGGCGACGGCTTGCAGCCCCGCCCCGGTTGTGTTCATGCTGTTGGTGGCGACTTGCGCTGTTGAGCCAGCCACCTGCGCCATGTTGAACGGCTCGTTATCAGGGAATGTCCCAATCGTCAGCGAGTCCGACCCGCCGATCTGCACATCGAGGTTTGAGGCCGTCACCGTCACGGTATTCGTAACGGCAGATCGCACAGACCCATCGGTTTGCAAGGAGAGCGCTGACTGATTCCCGCTCGTCCAGGTTGGAGCCGATGTGCTGACTGTGCCAGGGAGGACCGGAACTTTCGAGGTGCTGAGTGTGGAGTTGTCCGCAGCGAGGTTCGGATTGATGTTCACGACCTTCAGATATCCGTTCGCGTCTACCTGCAACACCGTCCGGTCGCCATCAGCGGCAAGAGCTGCGTTTGCGGATTGCTGGACGACTCCGACCATCTGGATGTTATCCCCGGAGGCATGCACCGAATCTTCGGCGTACACCCCATAGTTCGATGCCGTCCCAGGATTCACCAGCAGGGGAGTCATTGAGGCAATGCCCTGCACTGTGCGGACTTGCGAATCCGCTGAGCCCGCTGTTCCAAAGGCGGCATCATGCGCGGTCGTCGTGAGGAGCGCTGACGTGTTCAGGTTGGTCCCGGCGTTCGCCGTGACCTGCCCGACCGAGTTCGTCCCCGTCGCCAGCGAGACCAAGCCTTTGACTTGTCCGCTCGCGTCGATGACACGGAAGTTCTCGTCCTCGCCCCATTGCAGGGTTTCCCCAGCCAGCAAGGTGTACTGAATGAGCTGTGTGGCCGTCGTGCCGTTGAAGAACTCCACCGTGATCACATTGGAGGACGAGGCGTGCGCGTTGCGGATGGACAGCCCTTTGATTTGTCGCTGCGTGCTGGCCCCCGGAGCCGCCACTAAGACCGTGGTTGTGGCGGTCGTCACCTGAGCATCAGACGCCCCAGGAGTCAATGAGGTCGTCGTCATGTCAGCCCACGACGCATACATATGGATCGTCGTGACGGCACTCCCCGTCACCACACGCAAGGTGTCATTCGTATCCACTAAGAACACTTTGGCCTGCGCCAGCCCTGGCAGTAGAACCACCGCCAGCAGGAATGCGAGTATACGCTGCTTCATAATCCCTCCTTAAAACCCAATCGAGGTGCGTGCCATCACTTGTGGATGGGTCATTCCGCTGCCGCCTGCCCCCCACACCACACTGCCCCCACTGACTGTTAACACGTCGCCGTTATTCCCAATGGCCAACCGTGCGGCCGTATTGGCTCCTGTCCCGACGACGAGATCGCCGGCTACATCCCAGATCGCATCGGTCGCAACCGAGCCGCCGCCGCCGCCCCCATCGCCGAGCAAGGTCCAGGTGTTGCTGGCCGTGCACCCATAGAGGTTCAGCCCGGCTGACGCATCGTTATCGAAATAGAGCATGCCGATCGAGCATGTACCCGGCACTGTCGTACCATTCGGGAGCAGCACACTCGTCGTGAGCACGCCTGCGTCAATCGTCGGAGCCGTCCCAAAGACCAGTGCACCAGACCCGGTTTCTCCCGTCACGGCTGATGCGAGATTGGCACTCGAGGGCGTCCCTAGGAAGGTTGCCACCCCAGTGCCAAGCCCGGACACACCCGTTGAGATCGGAAGGCCTGTCGCATTCGTCAGGGTCACCGAGGACGGTGTACCCAATGCCGGCGTGACCAGTGTGGGCGAGGTTGCAAAGACCGCCGCGCCTGTGCCGGTTTCATCCGTCAACGCCCCGATGAGATTCAGGCTTGATGGCGTGGCGAGAAATGTCGCAACCCCCGTCCCTAATCCGCTGACCCCTGTGGCGATCGGCAACCCGGTGGCATTGGTCAAGGTTCCGCTGGAAGGAGTCCCTAAGGCTCCACCACTGGTCAGAATCGATGCGTCCACAAACGCCGAGGTAATCGTTGAACAGGTCGCAGCCCCGGACGCGCTCAGCACACGAATGACTTGGTTTGTACAGGTCGCCCCTGCGTAGACAGTCGGGATTCCGGTGGTTGCCGTATTGATGAGGAGCCCGGTCGTCAACGACCCCAGCGCAAACTCGCTGGTTAAGGTGGCATCGGCTGTGGCCGTGATGTACGGCGAGGTCGTTGGTGCCCCAGTCCCCGCCCCAGGGCAGGCCCCCCAGGCGCCAACCCCAGGTGCCGTATTGAGGACGCAATCCCCAGAATTCCCGCCGGACGGCAGACCGTTAGCGTTTGGATTGGCCGCACTGGTGACGGTCACCGCCGCCGAGGCGAGCCCCGCCCATCCCATGAGGAGAACCCCGAGCAGAAGTCCTACGCCCGCCCACCGCGCCGTCATGCTCCGCACCCCAGATAGGCGTTGACCGTCGCGCCCGTCCCGCTGATCGAGGAGACCCGGACCCGGACCCACCGCCAAGAGGCTTGGCTCACGAAGCCGTCATTCGTTTGCGTCGTGCCTAACGTCAGGGTGATCGTCCCAAGAGTGGTCCAATCTCCCGTTGTGCCTTCGTCAGGAATCGGTTTATCGCTCGCCTCAACGATCAAAGCCGCCGATCCCGAGCCAGAACTCGTGGTGCCCATCCCCTGAAACGTGCGGTTCACGCACCGTGGCGCATACTTCCCGCCCGTGAGGGTGGTCGTCACGTTCGTCAAGAGTTGCACCGACGACACCGTTTCGAGCGCCCAACTGGGGGCAGCGGTAAGGATTGCCAGAAACGCCAGACTGACTAGGTGTCGCTTCATCATAGACGCCCTCCCGCGCTGTTCCTAATTGTTCCTAAATGTTCCCCTCATAGCACATCTCCGCCTACATCGTATGGACAGGATGGACGCTAGTGTGTTTCCCGCCAGAATCCTGCCTGTCGCAAGGCGTCAGCTAACGTCTCCTCTCCGCGTGTCACCAGTCCGGCCACCCGATCAAAAGTGGGCTGCCCACACGTCACCACCCGAAACGGTCCCCGCTCCAACCACGCTTTCGTGAAGGCTTTGGCCTCTTCAAACCCCGGCTGGCCCCGCTCCGGCGTCTCCGCATCGATGACTCGGATCTTCACCACCGAGGGCACATCAAACGTAAAGATATGGAACGTATCCCCGTCAGGTTGATGCACCACGGCCCCAGGCGGCACCGTGACAGCTTTAATGGACCGGCACGCAGGCAACTCGCCTGCGATCGCTCGACCTGTCAGGATCAGTTGCACCACAAGGGCCAGGCACATGATGATGAACATCATGACCAAGAGCCACACATGCTGCCCTGCAGTATCTCTCTGTGGCCTATTCACCTAAATACCTCGCTTGGGTCGACGCGACTCTACTCATGTTGCATCCTTCCAATCTCTAATTGTTCACGGCGATCATTCCACATCGACAAGCTCGCATAGTCGTTCTTGCACCCTGCTAATTTCTCGTACCCACCGATCACGGCTTGCTTGAGTTCCTCGGTGGTGAGCTCGAGAGACTCTCCGGTGTCGGTGTCGACCTGTACGAGCTGAGCGGGAGGAGTTCGTACTTCTCCGGGTGATACTTCAGATGTTCCGGCGCCAAGATCGGCGGGGGACACACGAGGCGCGGCGGCGTTTGACATCCGGCGAAGTTCGTCGTACCGATCAAGAGTCCGACGACTGAGAGGGATCGACCCACTGTGCTTTGCATCATCGGCCACCTTCTTTCTGAGTGCATCGGCCTGCTGTTGGATCAGCCTGGCCTGCTCCGCATGTTCGCGCACCACCTGCGATTCCATCTGTTTAGCTTCTACAACCTGCCGCGCCATCTCATTGAGCTGCGTCGCGAGCGTGGCTTGACATTCTGCCTCGGCTGTCTCTTTCCCGCTGCCATACCCCTTAAAATAGAGATAGGTGCTCCAGGCCAGAAACAGCGCGACCGGCACCCCTATCAGGATGCCGTATTTGATCAACGGTCTCGCCGCCATGAGCGCCGGGATCATGATTACTCCTTAATCGGCTCAGCCTTCGCCAGTATCTCCGTTTTTCTCGCGCTGCCATGCGTGGTGTTGTACCAATAGGCAATGGCGGCGCTCGTAAAGCCGGAGAGCTGCCCAGCCATATACACCAGCGTTTCTCGGTTGCCAGCCGGGACATCCCAGAAGAACAGGGAGACCAGAACCGCCATAAACCCAGAGATGAGCAGCATGGTCAGGATGGTCAAGAACAGATTCATCACCTATCTCCTTGGTAGAGTTCGTTCCATCTCACGGATGACCTTGGAGTTTGACTCGACTGTAGCTTTAATTCGATCAATTTCTTGGTCGAGGTGGTGGTGTTGGTACTTGTGCTCGATGGCTCCTGCCTCCAGCGTGGTGGTTCGACTGTCGAGCTTCTCAAATCGCTCCCAAACTCGGGAGACGGACTGCTTAACGTCCGTAGCCCACCACCCAATAAAGCCCCCAATGACAACGCAAGCACCAAGAAATAAGAGCTTGTAGGTAGGACCCGATTCACTATCCTCTTCATGCTCGATTGCCATTCCATGAGCCCTTTCTCCTTGCTTCAGTTCGATTGCTGGTCCCATTCCTCTTGAGACCGAGGGTGAAATCGTTCTGAAAGACTGCCCCATATGAACATCCAGCGGGTCCGTGGCGGCGGCGGATCTTCCCGTAACGGAGCGATCTCGTAGTTGGTGATCGTGCCAACGGCTTTGAAGCGATGCCGATTCATACCTCGACGCTCCCCACACCTGCCTTGAATTGGGCATGAATGACCTTATGCTGTCCTTCCTGATCCGTCACCCAGTCGAGCGCAATGCCGTGCTCTGGGAGCTGCCTCAAGGTCGCCATGATGCGCTGCGCGGCCGGCGCGTCATACAGCCCATTCTTCAACCTGGGATAGCGAATGTCGAAGGCATCCCCGCGCACATGCGGGAACTTCATCAACTCGCCCGAAAAGTTGTTCTGCAACTGTTCGTAGAAGTGATGCCCAAGCACGCGAGGATCACCACATTTCTCTGGATTTTCCTCCATCCAGGTCATCAGACACTTCACAATCCGCTTATCCTTATAGGTATCGTTGAGCCAGGCTGGTCCATAGGTAAAGGCGTTCTGCGCCATGGCGCGGGCTTGATCCATGATGTCGCGCTTACCGGACGTGAAGTGCGCGTCCGGATGTTTCGCGAGCACGAGTCGTGCCGCTTCCGCCGCCATGGGTGTGAGCCGCATTTCTTGAATCGTCAGCCCTGCCATACCCCTCTCAGAATCCCGCCATCGGCTCCACAATGGTTAGCCGTGGCGTCACGGAATAGGTCAACGCCTCCCCAGTCTCGCGATACACGCGGAAATCGAACGTGTCGTTCGCACTCGTATCCGCATCCGTTTTGATGCAATACTCCATCTCTGTTTTGCCGTTTTGGGCGAGATCAATTGACGGGATGGCGCCCGTGGTGAACAGGATAGCTCCCGGCACAAATGTCCCGGCGGTCGAGAGCTGGTTGGTCGTCGCCGTGACGTTAGCCGGAATGTAGGGATGAGACAACACCCCACAAAACGCCACATTGTCTGCGGTATACCCATCAGGGAGCGCCGTATAACTGCCCCCGTTCCGCGCATAGCGCACAACGAATCCCGTTACCGGACAATCCGCGCCCGTGCAGGTAATGGCGAATCGCAGCCGGATGCTTCCGCCCGGAATCATCACCATGCGGCTAATATTCTCGGCGGCACCAGTCGAGGGGGAGCCCAGTGGGCGGATGATCGGCGACGGCTCTAAGCCGTAGAGGCTATGCCATTCGTACCCCGCTTGCGTGAAGGTGAACGCGACGCCCGCCAGATTATTCGCACAGCTTTGGTTGGTGAGGGACGTGAGGTATTTTTGATTGAGCTCCCCCCCGATGAGCGACGAGTCCGTGAGATTCCCGGAAACCCAGGAGATATCCGCCGCATCGCCGCCGATATAGCTATTTGTGACCGTCAGCTCAAGGATGTTATCCCCCACCCGTGTCGCTAGCCCACTTAGCGGGTTACTCGCCGCATTCTTCCGCGCTGTAAAGGTGGTCGCGCCACTCGAAGGGAGCAGCGGAGGAGCCACATTATTCACGAACGTGGCTTGGATTTTCGTCGCAGCACCCACAGGCACCTGACACGACGAAAAGAGGAGCGTTTCAAATGGGCCGAGATCTGGCGCGGCTCCATTAAACGCATCGCCACGAATCACCCCTTGATCAATCCCCAGTGACCCCACCTTATGGGTAAAGTCTGTCAGGGACACCGTGATCGAAGTGAGGGCCGCGATTGTAATCTTATTACTGGTGGCACAATTGGCCGAGGCGGCACACGCATTATGCGTATTCGTAACGACTGCGGAGCTCCCGTTTGAAATAGCGGATCCCGCTTGTCCGAACACAATATTGTTCTGAAAGACCTGCGCCCCCGTCGGCGATGAGCCGATGCGCAACCCATGTCCGCGAGGGGCATAGATGAGGTTGTGCGTCGCGATCACACTGGCTGAGGCCTGAAACCCCACCCAAATCCCATGACTTGATCCGACATCAGCACCCGCCTCGCACGTGGACAGATCAATCACGTTGCGCGTGACCACCGTGCCGCTGCCGTTCGTAGTCACCCCCGTGCAAGAGGCGGCATAGCCGGATTGCGTCGACATCGCAGCCCCATGTATATAGTTCCGCGAAATCGTGGCATTGTTGACCGGTCCAAAATCAGAATAGTTATGGATCGCGTAGCCCTTGAAATCGTAAAAATTCACGCGATCAATCGTCACATTGTTCTGGGTATTGTAGATCCCGTATCGATTCCCGCTGCCCAATCCTCCATGGAGCACGGAATTCGAAATCACGGCATATTGCGATTCAGTATGGGTGCAGGACACGCTGATGCAGGAGGTACCGATAATGATGTTATTGTGCGCACTGTTTAGAATTTCAACGTCCGTCACGGTCACATTGGTCCCTTCGATCCCAATGGTGCCCGCACAGGTACCGCTTGTCTCGGACTCATCGAGCGTGAGATGTCGAATCGTGATCCAATTGCGTGCGGCACCCTTAAACGTACAATAGAAAGAGCCACCTGAAACAGTCGGCCTTGCTCCACTCGGATCCCCCTGAATGTATGTGCGAACAGATTCACCCGTGCCGCTCTTCAGCCCGGCCGCCGTGACCGTCCCACTAGAGAATGCTGTATCGATACGGTTGTTGGCCCCGGTGTACTCCCCATTGTTTTTGATGTTCACGACATCTCCGGCAACCGTTGCGCATTCAGCCGCCCGTGAAATCGTGCCATACGATCCGGGATCCGTCCCTGGCGCATCCGGCGTGCCGACACTATCGATCGCCGTGCACACGGCGGCATTGTTGCCGCCTACCGCCGCCCAATAGACGGTCGCGTCGCTCACCGACGGAACCAGGAGCAGAAACCCGAACAGATAATTACGCATTACGGAATCCTCCTGTAACTCATCCAACTGTTAGCAAAGACCGTGGCGTTTGAGGCATCGTTGTTCGCTTGCGCCCATCGCCACTTAACGGCGCCCGACGTGCCAGCCGTGACCACCGTGGCATCAATGACCAGCGTGCAGGTATTGCCCGCGCCCGTGCCGATCCCGCCGACATTGTTATTCGTCACGGTAATGTCGTTATTGACCACCGCGCTCGTGGTGCCCGAGCAACTCGTGGCATCTGTCCGCACGCTCGTACTGGCTTTTTGCCCCGTCGCGGACGCCGGGAGGGTGAAGGTGTACTGAAAATCGGCGGCCGTCGTGGCGGAATACATCACGAAGAGCTTGATCGCGTACACCGTGTTCGCAGCCGCCGTGAATTGGAACGTCGCGTCATCGGTCAGCGTATTATTCCCAACGGTCTGGTCCACGGTTTTGCGCAGCACCACTTCTTGCGCCGGCACATAGACGATGCCGTTGTTGCAGTACTTGAGCGTCGCTTCAGACGCATCGGCATAGATCGTGTAATTCCCTGACGCGCAGGCGGGATTCGTATCCGACTCGGCCAGCTCAATCCCTAAATTCGAGACCCCTAATTGTTGGTCGGTCTGCATCGTGAAGGTGCCGGATCCAGTCGCAATCCCGTTCGGCGCGACTTCCGCCATCGGCTTACTGCCTTGCACGTCCCAGATGTAGCCTTTTTTCCCGTACGGAATGCGCCACGCCCGGGAGACGTACGGAACGGGCTCCGTAATCACCCCATCGGCAGGATCAGAGTAGGTGCACTGGCCGCTCGTCGCATCCCCGAGTAAGGGGCAATTGAGGATACTCGTCGCCCCGGTAATTTGACGGTCCCGCGCATAGACGGTTTGCAACGTATTTGTTTCCTGTAATGCCACCGGCTGCCAGAAGTCGGTGAGCTTGCAGAAATACAACACGCTGCCTAAGACATCATCGGTGGCGATAAACAGACTCCCCGCCGTACAGGTGGTCGGAAGGGTCGGACCGGTTGCCCCGCGCATCAGCGCACTGGTCGCCTCCAAGGCCGTCCCGGAGGAATTCACCACCACGATTTGATTGGCCTTCCCAGTCAACGCCGGCAACTTGGCAAAGCCCGCCTCGATTAAATCCAGCTCCGCTCGCATCGCCGCCGACGACCCGACGGTGCCCGGAGCGGGAAACGTCCCATGATCGTAATAGGGGTTTTGTCCAAAGCTGTGTCCAGGGACAAGCAGCCATAGGAGCCAGATTGTGGCAAAAAGTGGCCTCATCGTGTCCGCCTTGTGTAAGAGTATGGAGTCAACAACGAACTCAAGCGAAACGGATACACATACGTACTCGACCCGGAAATTATCATTTGAATCGCCTCGGACTTTCCTTTTAATTCGACTTCACTGGGGCTCAACGTCACCCCATCCCAAAAGAAGTTATCCCAGACAAACGTATCCCACGGAGGAGCGTTCTGAAACGCGCTCACCACGGGTACAGGAAGCGGCTGAAACATCTTGAGCGACCCATAGCTGAGGGTGTAGCCCAACTCAAACTCAGCGTAGAAATTAGACTGAATCTCCAGCTGGGCATTGCGGAACTGCTTCTTGATCCGTGGCGCCCCCATGTAGTTTTGCGTGAAAATCATATGGTGCACGATCGGCTCCCCATTGTGCGACGAGCCACGATCCAGCTGATACACCTTCCCATCCGTCCCCCCGGCAAATGTCTCCTCATTGCCGTTTTCGTCCTCGGCGCTCCACACGCACGAAAACACATGCGTGAATTGTTGCGGCATTGCCCCTACCAGACGCCCGTTCACAATCGTCAGATACAAGGCGCTGCCATCGGAGAAAAACAGTCGAAACTGACTTCGCTCACGATTGACGCAGCAGCCCACCGCCGCATTCTTCCGCTGAGTGAGAAACTCGCTGATATTCGGCGTCAGCGTCGCTTGTCGAAAGTTCCCGTACTCTTGCGCGGCGGCAAAGGAGAGGACGCCTTGATCGTCCAAAAGATAGGTTTGGTCCAGCGTGTCTTGCATGTACGGGATAGAGCCCGTCATAGAGGAGAACGTCTTATAGTTAAAATTGTCCGCACTGGTGCCGTACAACACGCCGGAACTGTTCCGGCCAAACACGGCCAGGGCTGCCGTCTCTTGATTGCCCGGTTGGACCTGCAGACCCGTCACCTCATCGCCCGTGGCCAGCTCAAATCCACCCGCCGGAGCATTGATCCGATAGGGGACGCCTGGGCCAGAGCCTATGATCGAGCTGCCGAGCGCCAGGATAAGATGGTTCTGATGCACCCGGACAAACTTTGGGGTATCTTGGGCTGCCTTCGTTTCAATCGGGACAAACACGTCGCCGTCGAACTCAAAGGCCCGGTTGACCCCATCCGCCCCATAGATTTTCTTGCTGGCGAGCTGCCCGCCAAAATTGTGCGCATGAAATTGATACTTGCCGTTCGGCTGCAGGGTAATCAGCGTTTGTGGACCAGCCAACGTGACGGTGATTGTTGCCCCAATGGTGGCCGACCCCGCTGAAAAGGTCCCCGTCGCGGACTCAATGATGAACCGCCCCGCTGCCGTGTTGCTGTCCCAGGAACCAGACTCATGGACGACGCGTTTGATAATGGCCGTCACACTCCCGCGAGTCAGCAGGGCGCCATCAGACGGAGGGACAACCCCACCAGCGGTAAACCGGATTTCATGGCGCAAAAAGACCGATTGCCATTGCCCGCGATTGAGCAGTGAGCCCAAATAGTTATTATTGTAGGCCACGGCCTTATATAAATGAGCCGCCAGCCCATCCGCTCGATTCCGAAAAGCATAGACCGTGCGCACCCCTCCAGCGACCAAGCTAAAGACGCCAAGGACCGGACCGATCGCCTCGCTCGACAGGCCAACGAAGGTAAATCCCCCATAAGCGCGAACCATATCCGCTGCGAGTGCGAGAAAGATGGCATTGTTTTTCGCGCTGATCGAGGCAACCGTCGCGCCACTCCACACACCGATATGCGCCACCACGCCGCCCACGTTGCCTGCGATGTCAGCACCGGCAATCCCGATCGTCTCTCCCGCCTGAAACACCCCGCCAATCAACGTTACGACAATGTACTTCGTGTCGACGTAATGGGCCGGAATGGTCTCATCGACATAAAATACAAGCTTCCCGATCGCCCCAGAGGTCAGACCGATCACCCAGGCATATTCCCACGAGGGAGGATAGTTGATCGCATTCGGCCAGGTCGGTGGGATCGTGGCGTAGGTCCATTGCGCAGGCGTGTGAATCCAACTCGAAAACGCGAAGGTGGTATACGTGGCGCTGGACGGGGCAGTCCCGCCATTATAGCGCTCATAGCCCCCGGTGCGTTCGTACCCACCACCTTCTTCGTTCGTCACGCACTGCCAATTTTGCGCACTCCGCACATGGCCAGGCTTCAGCTTGAGGTTTGGCGTGGTCAGATCAAGGCCCCCCTGAAAAATGACGACATCATCCTTCACAACCGGCATGGTCATACTGGGTAACGGCATTAGATCCCCATCGAGCAGACAATCGCTGGCTTCGGGAGCTGTTCTCGCTCTAAATGATTGAGCCACTGCGTATAATTGCGCGAGGCTCGCTGATACGCGGCACTCTCTGCTTCGTAACCGGCATACTCAATTAACGCCTTCCACACAATGCCCAGATCGTCGTGCTGGGCCGGCAGTCCCGGCACATCCGCATCGGCACTCATTCGGTTAGGAGCCAGGTAATAGGTGCCCGTGATGGTGTACCCGCTAGTCGGAATCGGCCCCAGCACCAGTCCGGTGGACTCTGGGTCTTCGGCAATGTAGCGAGGCTGCGAATAGAGGGTGCGATTGGCACCGATCAGATAGGTATCACGCCACTCATCGTACGACGTGTCCCAGAGATGCCACTCGCTCTTCGGCGCGGCCGTCAGATAGGCACGAAAGGACGAGAGTACCCACCGACCAAGTGTCCCGGCGGTCACGCCGCACTGGACAGGTGTATAAGTAGACTGCGCATTCGTCGTGGAAAAGGACACGGAGCGACGACGAAATCGCCAATCTGGATGGAGCTCGAGAATCTGGACCCAGGCGTCCGCGATCCAATCCGCGAGCCGTTGCGCTTCAATCTCCGGCGTGAGGCCTTGCAGGGTGGTCGGCCGCGCCCCAGGGATCGCCGCCTCTTGCTTGAGACGCTGTACCAACTGCAAGAATGTCCTGGCCATGCATTAGACCCGTCCGATCAAAATCCGGGTGAGCCATTCCGCCCCACGGGGGTTGCGATCTTCCAGGACGGAAAACGGATGCTTTAAATTCGTCGTCGGGATCGTATCGTTGATCGGCTGCGACCCATCAAACGTGACCCCGCGACTCCGCGCAATGACATCTGTGTGTTTACACCGAGCAAACACCTCGAGATACTTCCGCTTCATGGTGACATTGGCATTGATGGGGACTTGAAACACTTCCATCCACCGGCCATTCATCAAGACTTCAATCCCCTTGCCATTGACCGAACAATCCACAAACTTCGGAGCGAACCGATCCATCCCCGGTGAGAACCGCACCGTGACCGGCTCTTCATTGAACGCCAGCTCGTCGTAATAGTCCTTCGTGAACGACGGATGTGTGGCCTGGTCCACCACATGCGTGCGCGGCAGCAGGGATTCGGTGTCCGTCATGCCCTGCTCGCTCACAGGCGGAAGCTGTTCAATGCGCACCTCGCTCGTATGCAGCTCCTTCCGACGGGTGGCTCGACGCATGTTGATCTGCGGCCCAGCATGTTCCATAACGTGGCTCCTTGTGCCAAAAGAAAGGAGGGGCGTAAGGCCCCTCCCGATAACCCGCTTACGAGACCTGCGGACGAGGCGGAACGCCTCCCGCAAAATCGGTGAAGACAAAGGTCACGCCGGTAGGCGGACCGGAAAAGTTGCTGGATCCAAACGTCCAGGCCGAGGCGTTCGAGGCGCATTTTACGAGCACTGAGCCGATCGGTGCCACGGTCGGGAGATCTGGGCCATACCAGGGGCCTAACACGAGATTGCCGCCAATGTTATCAACAATCTGCCCTTGGATTGCCTTCAAGGCACCTGCGGCATCACGACAGAGCGTGAACACGCAAGCCTTACTGGGCGGCACCGCCGCAAACGCAGCCCCGGTGACCACATCGGTGGTCGGCGTGGCTTCGTTCGAGGTCGCCGCCTTCTTGACCGCCTTGCCCTGAATCACACACTCCTGGGCGTTGGCTGTTGTCAGCGTGGTCGTGGTCCCAGCTGCGAGCCCCGCCTTCGTGAAACATTTATTGCCCCCAAATGGTTCTTGATGATTCATCGTCGCTCTCCTTCGTTCAATTACGGAATAATCGTGGGATCAAACGGTCCAACGACATTGACGTACACCGCATTCGGGACCACCGTCGCATCGTCCAACGGGGTCGTGTTGCCCACGAAATTGCCGGTCCCGGTTGGGTTGATATGCACATAGCCCAGTACCGCCTTGCCGTCCGGGATCGGCGGAAAGGTCACCGCCGCCAATGACGCGCCCGCGACACCCATGGCCGAACTCAGAGTCCCGGCCCGGTCCATGAAGAACACGAACACGTTGTGCGTGGCGTTCACCACCGTACCCGAGAGTGCCGCCATATCCGTGTTGGCCGCTTTCGCGAGCACGCGCCCGACCTTGCCATCGCTAACGAGGGTATGGAACGCACTGCCCGCCTTGGCGAGTACTCCCCCGCCCGCCTTGATCACCAGCCCCGGTGAGGAGATGGTTCGATTGCCCAGCCGATCAGCGAGATTGACGAGGTAGTCCCCCACTTGCCGCCAGGTAACCGGCAGCTGATTTGTGTATTCTCGTGCCCGTCCTTTCATCGTAGGTCTCCTCTCCCCTTACAGAATTTCCGCACAGACGTGAAAGGCTGCCATCCACCCGTTGTTTTCGAGCATGACTGCCGTTCGCCAGCTGGCACCTACGAAGCCCATCCGTCCATGGGGATCGGTCTTATCTTTCTGGGAATGCTTGATGTGCGTCGGAGAAATGTTCATCCCGTTCTTCGAGCCCCGCACTGAAATGGAACTCCACGCATCTTCGCCAAAGAGGATGCCGCTATACACATCCACGTTCGAGCCTGAGGTGGACACGCACCCTGGCGCATTCGCCACAGTGGCCCCCGCATCCTGTTGTGGAACCATGTCCGGATGTCCGATGTAGCGCACCCGCCCGATCTTGCAGATCTCCCCAGGAAAGGGCTTGCCGGAGGCGTACAATTCCACCGGTTTATACCCCTGCATCTTCTGCAACGTACTATCCAAATCGGTATGCACCACCGCTACAAACGCCTCCGCAACGGCTTCCGTTCCAAAATCCGGCGAGGCTTTCAGCATCGTGGTAATGGTTTCCGCATGATTGGCATCGAGGTTCCGGAGCATGCGTTGCTGCAAGGGGAGCTCTAACGGCCCATTGACCGTCGCCAAGCTAGTGCCCGTACCCCCGTAGTACACGTTCGTGCCTGCCTTCAGGGCGAGGAAGCGGATCATTTCCCCAACCAATGCGACCCGCCGGCCAGTCTGCTTCACTTGCTCGCCGGGCAGATCGTCTTCGTACAGCTCTGCCACCTTCGAGGTATAGGAATACAAACAATCGTACTCTTGGATCAGGACAACGGTATCCACGGCCTGGAGGTGATCCGGCGCTCCGGTGAGTCCTTCCTGTGCCTGATGGGCCTGGACCATTGCTTGCACCCGATCGCCCGTGCCATTGACGAAAAACCGATTGATCGTATCGGCGTTGGTCCCTGTGGCCCCATACGGCAGATAGCGCCGCCCGACGTAGGTATCGCTGCTGTTCATCGGCATTTGCTCAGCACGGCCAAAACGGGCGAGCCGTTCGACGGGAATGGCGTTCTTGAAAATTTTCCCCAGAAATCTGCCTAAGCGAGGGGTAATCGTTCCATACTGTTGCATAATGTGGCTCCTTAATGGCTATTGAATTCCGCCAGGACCGCCTCCAGCCCCGTGAGTTCTTTCTTCGGGGGAGGCACCCCGCCCGCCGTGCGTGCAGGGACGGCGGCCGCAAGCCGCTGCTGCCGTGAGGGCGCAGGCTTGGCCGTCGGCTTCTGGCTCATACTCGGTTTCTGCTGTGTGGCTTTCCATGCCGTGAATTTATCGATCGATCGCCCAATGACGACGGGGCTATAGGAATTGATCACCCGATCGGCATACTCCTTCGGTTGTGTCGCCAGCCACCGTCGGTATTCCGTATCGGGCGGAACCCCTCCATCACGCTCGTCTTTGTCGGGCAAACCGATAACCTCCATCCAGCCCGGATGGGTTTCATCGAGCTCTTCCCGGCACCGCAGCGATTCCCGCCGAAACAGCTGGGCTTCCGCTGCCGTTTCCGCCGTCTTCCCTGCGTCTTTAATCAGATTCGACGTGAATTCCTGAGACAGTCCCGTGACTTCCAGTTCGCTCAGCGCCTTGTTAATCACCTTCAGTTGCGCCTGCGCGAAGTCCGGGTACTCACTGCCGAACTCGCCAAAATCTTCCAGCTTGACCTGAACCTTCTGCCCGGCTGGGGTCCGTGCTTGTGCCCGGATCACTTGCTCCATGGCGCCCACACGCCCGAACACGTCATCAGAGTATTTCTTATGGTTAGCCTCCAGCGCATCGAGGCGTTGCAGCGCAGCGGCTAGCCGATCGGCGGCTTCCTCCTGCTGAGGCGGCTCCGTTTGCTCCGTGGCATCGGCTGTATCAAGGTCAGGGTTCGCAGATGTATCCGATTCAGAGTCCGGCGAGGTCGTCGGTTCGGAACCGTGGCCATCTTCGGCGAATCCGTCGAGCACATCGGCCAGCAGTTGCTCGCCCGTCGGCTCGTCGGATGCTGTCTCGGGGAGATCAGCGGTAGCCTGAGACATGAAACCTCCTCTGCCAAAGGTCAGGGTTCAACACTTCTACAGAGGCAGTAGCACAGGCAGAGACACATCGTATGGACGGGTTGGACTATTTTGACTGTAAATGTGGGTTGAGCAGCCGTTCGACTTCCTGGCGAGGGACTTTATACGGCGGTTCACTCAGGATCGTTTGCAACTTGCCGCATTCGATCCAGTTGTAAATCGTTTGCTTGGAGACGTGAAAAATCTCAGCGACTTCCGACGGCCAGAGCCACGACCGCGCAGGCAGTGCGTTCACAAGTCATCCTTTCGGTGAGTGAGAAACGTCCAGAGCCCAGACCAATAGCGGTCATACCGAATGAACACCCCGTTGTACGGGAGCCAGGACATGACGAACGCGCACATCCCAAACACAGTTGAACAGGACGTCGTATCGATGCAGAGCCACATGGGGAACCCGGCGTACATCGCCTTCGTGGCAGGGGCTCCACATTGCGGACAGGGCTTGAATGGCTCCATATCACTCCTTGATCACGATTCCCGGCTTCTCAAGGCCCAACAATGCTTTCACTTCCTGGATCCGGCCCACCAACTGATTGCGCTTCTCTTCGGACATAGTGGAATCGTTCTGCTCTCGCAAGGATTTCAGTCTCGCCTCATAGTGCTCTTTCAACTTCGCCCAGGTGTTCGACTCCCGATCGGCTATGGTGAAGTCCATTTCTGATAGGTCTCCTCATCCAGAATGACCCATTCTGCCAAGTTGTCTGCTTTCGCAAATCGTTGATTCCATCGTGCATAGATCGGCCGCCACGTCTTCACAATGCAGTAGCAGATCCAGCCATGCCCGTCCCGCTTTTTAAAACTGGCGAATCTCATCACTCCTCATGATCCCGAGAAGGCACCACCCAATCCGCGGCGAGCAGATCCGTCTGACTGCACAGCCACGGCACGAGATCACCTTGCGCGGTTCGCATGTATACATAGGGGAGCGTCATCTTTGAATGCACATCCGGCACCTGTAGCTGCAGATACATATTCTTCCCGTTCCACCCCTGGCGACACACCCGCCGCCCTTGCCGTAACTGATCCACCGCCTATCCGATCGTATTCACGTCCATATTGTTCTCCTCAGTTAAGTGGGCGCTGATACGATCAACGCCCCGAAGCGATTACTCCCTTAGCACTTCTTCTTACCGGACTTCTTCTTCATGGGATCCTCCTTTCGTTATTTTTGAAACGCTTCCCCGTCTGGCGCACGTCCAACTGGCTCCATGCGCGGTTCAGCCACTTGCGGCGCCGCGCCACCTTTCGCAAAGAAGAGTTCTTTCTGCGTCGAGAGATCCATCGCCTTCCCGGCCAACATCGCCTTGTGAGCTTCCAGCGCTTTCCGTTCCTCACTGGAGAGCTTGGCCATCGCGGTTTGATTCTCCAGGTAGGCAATCTCTCTCTTGAGTTCCAACTCCTTCATGTTAAAATCGTGCTGGGATTGAATTTTCTTCATCTCCAGTTCCATGCGCACCTTCGCCGCCGTCACTTGCGGATCTTCCGGAGGAGGCTGATTCGCCAACTCCTTCAGCTCGGCGTCACTGTACTGAATCGCCTTTGGATTCAGCCGATAGCCTCGCCACACCTCTTCGAACAACTTCTTCGGATCGACCCCAAACATCCGGCTCCCTTGAATCAACGTCGGCAAATGCCGCTCGTAGACCTGCCGCTGGAGGTACCGATCCAGCATGGCCGTAGAGCCCCGCGCATGGATTTTCACGTCGCCCTTCTCCTCGAAGGGGATAGTCGGATCCAGCATGTGCCATTCGTACCGCTGCAGGACAAACGGCACGATGATGCCGTGGTCATGGTTCATCGCCACGTCTCGCAGCATCTGATTGGCGTTCGAGTCTTGCAGCTCCGTCCCACCCAGCGTGTCCGGCGTCGTCTTCCCTGACCACCCCTGGGTGACGAGGGGAATGTTCGTCGTCTCTTCAAAGAGGCGAATGCCGAATTCGATAATCCATGAGAGCTGTGCTTGCGCGTTCGGAAACTGAATCACATGCATGGCCTTGCGCATGTCTTCGACCATGGCACCGGTCTTCTTCAACCAGATCTTGACCGCTTGCATCTTCCAATTGTTCAGCTCCCCCTCGACGGGCGCAGGCTCCACCAAGTCCTGATCGATGAACAACTGCATCCCCGCAGAGTACCCGGCATTATCAATCAAGCGCCGCACAGCTCCATTGATCAGCCGTTGCGCCGGCATGCCTTGTTCGGCAATCCCGATGCCAGCCCAGAACCCTTCCCGATGGAGCCAGTTAAAAATCTGGTACGGAAACTTGCCCGTCTTTTCGTTCGGCTGCCGGACCAGCTGAATAATCTGATCGTTGACAATGGTCCCCTGCACAAACACATCTTCCAATTCGTCCAAGCCCTCGACATCCGGCTTGTTCATACTCTCTTGCAGGAGGCGATACTCCTCTTTGGTGACCGTGGCGTAGAAGAACCAGGCTTCATAGGGCAACACATCGATCGCCCCTTGATTCATATGCTGATACTGCTGAGTATCGACAATGCGCTGAGGGGTCTCTTTCAGGATTCTCGCAATCGCTCGCTTGCTGTACCCTGGTGATTTTGCCAACCGCTGGAGGGCACCCCGCGAGAGATCGTCGCGCTCCCACACATCGCCGCCCTCTTGGATATCTTCCCCGCATCCGGGATCTGGATAGAAATTGATCGGCGAGACTCGTTTGGCTGCCGGAATGACCGTCTCCCGAATTTCGATGACTTCCGCCTCTTCCATTTCCCCGGTTTGGGGATTCGGGAACTGCTTCTTGTAGGAAACCACCGTGCGCGAGACTTCAGGGAACGGCCCCTTGATAATGCCCGTCCCAATCCGACCGCCATCCTGGATACAGCGCCGGTCATGGAGCACAAACCGACATTCCACCATGGAATCATGAATCCGCTTGGCGGCTGCCTCCGCCGATTCCACGGCCCGCTGCATCTTCTCTGCCGCTAACTGCGCATGGGTCAACGGCTTCCCTTCCGCCTTGGTGGTGTCAACGTCGGGCGCTTCCATCAAGGGGAGTGGATGCTCTGGCGTCCCACCTGACCCGGGATTCACTTCCTTGGCCGTTGGATCTCGCTCCAGTAATGTGCCATTTTGTTCCACCTGACGAGTATCCTTGAGCTGCTTGACGAGCTCAGGGACCGGGGTAGGAGTCAAATCGAACGGCTTTTCATCGGGCGCGAGGAGGATTTCCTGGACCTTCGCCACACCCGCATTGACATAGCGCCGGGTAAACGGAATGTAGAGGGAGGACTTGCTATCATCGGTCTTCTGCCCGTCCTTCGTCACGGGACCATCCGGGCTCATCGGCTTCATCCACCGATTTGAGTGGAATTCATGCGCGTTCCGCTGGTCGATCCCGATGTAGGCGTCTTCACAGTACTTCCAAATATCCTCGATCCCGCTCTGTTGCCGGCCATCAATCGCCCGCTTCCGCTTACCCAGCAACACCTCGGTCAGCTTCTCCACCTTGGCAAGATACTTGGCTTCCCGCTCTTGCTTGGCACTCTCTAGGGCTTCGACGACCGATTCGGGTAATTCAATGCCTTCTAGGATTGCTGCATCCATCTCACTCCTCCATCCGCACATACCGTAACAACGTGGCTAGGGCAACCAAGACCCCCGTCACAATCAGGAAGTCAAACACCACCCAATCGGCGCCGCGCTCATCGTGATACATCGCCCAGGCTGAGCGCACACCGAGCGCCATCCAAATCACAGCCACTACACTCACGACCAGATTGATCCCGGTCATCCCAACGCCCCCAATGCCACATCCGACGACACCCCAAATCCGATCCCGCGGGGAATCGTCGGTCGGCCCGTCCATTCGTCCTCATTCGTCATCCGCTCTGCAGCTAAAGCAAGGTACCGTGTCGCATCACAGGCATGTTCGTAGTCATCTGGAATCGGATGTTGCGGTTCCCCTGTTTTCGGCACGGCATAGCGATAGCGCTTCCAACATTCCACGAGACGAGCTGTATTGTGATATTTCAACCCACGTAAGACTGGGACCTGCTTCCCCGTCACCCGATAAGCCTGCGGGATCAGCTCATCTCCTCCCCGATGGACATAGATTCGCGGGAAGGCTTGGCGCAGGATCCGCACGCCGGTTTCTTCCGGGACTTCCGGAATACCCTGCTCGCGAGTCTTCACCCGGCGTCCTGCCTGGACAAGGATTTGATGATCCGTCAACCCGGTCTTCCGCTCTTCCGAAAACGCATCGTGTGGGATCCAGTCATAACCCCAGTTGAGCGGCATCAGCTTGAGCAGAACAGCCCACTCATCGGTGCGAACATGGGTACCCTCAAGGTAGCCGATGATAAAGATCGCGTTCGTCGTCTTCTGAACCAGGAGGATCGAACAGATATTCCATCCCATATCCCAGATCGTGTGCACTTTCAGGCGAGGGTTATAGGGCGAGAAATCATAGCGTCCTTGGGAGACCAGATCAGACACTTCCCGCTGATAGACTGCGCCTTCCGCTGCCGACCGTGGCTTCCCCTCCCAAATATTATCGTGATCTTCTTTCGATCGTGCCCGCGTTGCCTGTTCTTCCATCACAAGCTCTGGCGTCAACCAGGGGTTCTGCCGGAAATTCAGATGGATGACCACAGCCCCAGGCGGCGGAGAGACCACGAAGCGCACATAGGTTTCGTCGGTCTCGAGGTCCGGATTCAGGCTCATCCAGATTTCTGAGCCAGGAACACGAATCGTTGGAAGGAGAATATCCCAGGAGCGCTTGGAGACCTTCTGCGCCTCTTCAACCCAGACCCGGTTGATCCGCTCGTAGGATTTAATGGACTCTTTGGTTTGCTTGGCGAGCCCGGTATAGAGGAATTGAGAATGCACTGCTCGTCCATAGATCTCGTTTTCTTGAATTTCAAATCGGCTCCCCATCCCCATCAGGTCGATCTGATCGGAGAGGAGTTGATGCACCGACTCACGGATAGAGTTTTGCACTTCACGAGCACATAGGTACCGGTAGGGCTTCGCTGAGGCCTCAAGGAGCAGTGCGCGAGAAATCGACCACGATTTCAACGACCCTCGACCGCCTACTAAGACCTTGTATCGGTGAGGCCGAAAGATCTCTTGGACTTCTTCGATGAACTGAACTTGGAATTGCTCAGCGCTTGCCACGGACAAATGACACCTGCGGGATCGGTGGGCTATGCCCGTCCGATCCAATCGGCACTTGTTGTGAGTCAGAAGGCGACACTACGACCGGAGCTTTCGCCCCGCTCTCAATGAAATTGATCTGGTACAGCACGGGAGGCCCAGAGGCCTCTTTCTCCTCGGCCTCATCCACATTCTTCGGCTGATAGAGCTTCGTAATGTGCGCGGCCGCCTCCATCCGAAGCGCATGATCCGGGATTTCTGTTTCCGCCGCCATCAACACTTGGGAGTTCTTCACGACGATCTTGGCTTTCAGCGCCTTGACAAACGGCTCAACGATCGCATCGAACTCGGCTCGCTCTTTCGCGAGCACCCGCTCTATCGCTTGCGTGAGCTTCGACTGAATCTCCGGATGCCTGATAATCCGGTAGCCGTCGGCGTGAGCAGACTTTTTGGCATACCCTGCGGCAACTAACGCCTCAGTCGCCGCCATCCCCTTCGCAAGGTTCTTGGCAACCGCTTTCCGCCTGCGCTTCGTCTCAAGCGTGGAGGGCCTGCCGGGATTGCTCCTAGATTTCAACGGCATAGCTCCCTATTGTGCCAGATTGTGCCATTGGTGACAAGATACGTAGCATAGTGCTATCATCATAACCAGATGATCGATGCTACCCACACACCAGGATGACACCATGAGAAAATTTATAGGGAATTGGGAGAATAACACCGTGACGACAATCAGCAGTTCCCCTACACGGAGACAACTGGTGAATGCGCTGAAACGGATGGGCGTAGATGTGACCAACTGCCGAAGATACCCATTCCGCTATGCTGCGGTGGGAGATCGATCTATAAATGATGAATTGATTAATGAGTTCAATGGCAGGTGGTCATCATAACCACACGGAGGACACCATGCACACGCCCACACCTTGGAAATCGTACAGGAGAAACGTCTACGCACACGCCATTCATGGCGCAATGGGCACGGCTGCCGAATCAATAATTGCCTCGGTCACATTCGGCTTAGACACCGAGACATCACAACAACAAGCTGAGAACGCACGAGACAACGCCGCCCTCATCGTCAAGGCCGTCAACTCCTACGAAGCGATGCGGCAGGCTCTCGATGATATGCGCATTTTCGCCGAGGGCCTCCGCGATGATTGGGAGGCCGCAAACCCCGGGAGAGAGTACAATCCATTGCGCCTTAAGTTAATCGCCGAGGCTAAAGCCGCGCTCGCCCTGGCCGAAGGAAAGGAGTAGCCATGAAGCCGATCGCCCTGAGAGAATATGTCTGCAACCGCTGCCAGCATCAGTGGCCCCCGAGGATTTCCTCAATGCCGAAACGCTGCCCGCACTGCAAGTCCCCCTATTGGTGCACCCCACGGACACGACCGATTCCCTCGAAATAACCCCTCCCGCCTGGGCTCGCTCCTCTGGCGAGCCTGGGGACCTTCCTCTAATGACTTATAACCGTGAACACTTATCGGCTACGCCCATACGCCTCCTCTGCTTGATCCGCCTTGATCCGCTCCCCATCATGCTTGATCTCTGGGCACCGGAGATGCCACAATTGCCAGCATCGACCACACAGAGAGTTCGGCTCACGCCTCGCCGAATACCGAGGGTGCACCTGGCAGTACTCACTCATAGCTTCCCTGCTAGCGCTTGCTTCCAGCGGGCGTTCATCCTGGCCCGCCGATTGAGCATTTCCCGACAACCGGCGCAGCACTCAATCTCCCGATACCCCACTTTCCCCACCTGCCCGATCTTCACCCTCGGCCTGAGATTGCAGATCACACATTGCCGTGGCGCTGTAAGCTCATGCCCATCTGCGCGGACCAGCCGAATCTCGGGCAGATACCCACAGAGCAGGCAATGGAGCTCCTCGCGACGTAGCTCGACATTCCATTGCCAATTCAGGAGCCCCTGACAGCGTACGCACTGCATCTCAGGCTGCAGGCTCAGAGATCTGCTGTATCCCGCTGTTGATCTCCGCAATTGCCGCGACGACGGCATCGAGATCAGCTGGGGTCACCGTCTGCCCTTGCGCCAACTGGTCCTTGAGCGCCTGGATCTGCGCAGACAGATCACCGAGCTTGCCCTGCACCTCTGCCCGTTCAGCGGCGACCGCTTGGGTTAACTGCGCGACGGCTGCATTCACCTCTGCGAGACTTGCCATGATATCCTCCTGTTGTAATAGACTGCGCTGCGCCAGTGCAGCGAGCTGACTCACCTTGGCGGCGAGATTGCGAAACCAGGTAAATGGCCACATGCCCTACCCCACGTAGACGGTCAGCCGGAATGATGATTCCGCGCATTGATCGCGTCACGCCCCACCACCACCGCGAGGCCATCATCCCGAGTCATCAGGGCGTCACTGTCCGCCCGATGCAGAAACTCAAAATAGCTCTTCGCTTTCAGGCACGCGACGTACGATGGGCTCGCCAGACTCGGCACACACTGAATCTGCATCCGCACAGATCCGCTCTCATCAATAAACCGCATGTAGCTTTCGGTCTCCAAGGTGGGCCGATTCGCATCCACCTCCTCGGTCTCTCCAGGCACGGTCTCACGGATAAGGTCAATGTATTGGCGAAGAATGCGCACGGCTTGGTGCGCCTTTGATCGCGAATCGTAGCCGCCCAGGAAGACGGCTTGGCATGAAAACGTGCCATCGGGATGGTCGCTAAAATTTAAGCGGGCTTCAGCCATGTTCCTCCTCATAGCCCTGCATCAGGGCTGCATGTCCTGGCGACTCATAATCTGGGCCTTGCCGCTTGAGGGCAATGACGCCCTTCAGCGCCTCCTCCAGCGACTCCAGCCCAAACAGCCCATCTGGCGTATCCGCTTCGTTCGCGGGCTGCAGCGGCGACCGAAACACGTCATGGGTGCCATCGGGATAGCAATTGATGACCACCGAGTACCCTGGCGATTGCTCGTCAGACGCCGGCTCCTCCTTCGGCACGCGCTCTTCAGAATTCATCATTCGCCGTCTCCTCGCTGAAGGCCTACTGCATCTCGAACGCTACGAACTCGTCTTCACTGAAGACACCAATCACCAGAACTTGCTTGACTCGCTTGCCAATCGGAGAGACTTTATCGTAATCGATGCCTGGAACGCGGAGGGTGACGGTCGTTTCAAGATCTTCATCCGATTTCAACCCTTTGACGGTCGCCCGGAAGAACTGCACGAACCCTCCATCGTGTTGAATTGATAGAGAACGCCACATTATGGAACATTACGCCACATCCGTCAACACGAAATAACTATACGTGTGAGACTTCCGCATGACCATGAGCATGATGATGATGTTGAGGTTGAGCTTCAACCGCTCGAGCCCAATCCTCATTCAACAATCGGACGATCTGCTCTCCGAATGCAATTGTATCTATAAATGTGTGCCCATGCTGCTGGACGTAGGCATAGAGATTCCCGTCAAAATAGATCTCAACATTCATATTTGAGCTGTTTGGCACTGCTGTAAACGGTCCCACGATAACCCTCCCTGGTTAATGTTTATATTTCTCAAAACTCTCCAAAACATCTTGCAGCGCTTCCAATTTGAAGTCCCATTCCAGAGGATCGTCTCCGACAAGAATAGACGATCTATAATTATCACAGTAAATACTTGTATCTCTTTCCACCATTCGCACATACGCCGCATGCTGGCGGCGGAGAAGCCGTACAACTACTACGTTGTGCATCCAGTTCTGGGAGCCTGTATGACACAACGTTTTCTTCACCATCCGCTCAAATCGGTCTGGCTTCTTTGGCTTTTTCATATCACTTCCCTCTCCACCACATCTCTTTGTGGACGTTCCATACCGGAATGCTCATTCAACCACTTTCCCAAGTGCCCCCACATCTTATTTAATGGTTCCCCTGACTGATCGATCTGTTCAAATTGCCCAAACGCCGCCTCCAACCCTGCGCGGTAGCCAGCTTTGACCGCCGCAGTGAGTGCGGCACCGTGCGATGGGTACGACTCACCGTAGACACGTAGAGCTATCGTTCTCGCCTCCTCCTCCGTCATGTGCCTGCCTCCTCTTTGGTGTAGTTGCATACGGCATCACAGCACCTCTCTTTCCACCACATCCTTCCGCACCGCGAAATTGCCTCCAATCCGCACGCACCAGTAGGCAATCTGCGCGATCCAACGAGATACTCCCCGCTCAAGCAGGCCATCACGAAACATCAAATCAATTTGCTCGCGATACTCTCGCCCAATCTTGCCCTTGCGAATTGCCGCGTACAGCGCGTCATGATAGAGCGAGGGAGTCAGCCAGCGTTGCGGCGTGCCTAACCAGCGAAACAGAAAAAAGCTTGCGCCATCCCATGTCCAGCCTTTCAGTACAAGCAACTCAGAACGTCCACTATGCGTCAGTGAAAATACCATACTCCCACAGACGGAGAAATCGGCGGGTAACAGAAACGGCAAATCGAAGATTTCCGTCTCCGTAACCTGATAGTTCTTCCCTTTGATGTACCTCATGTCCCTCCCATGGCCCGCTTAATAGCTCGGATAAATTCTGGCACACACTCTAGTGTGACCACTATATTGTTCTTTCCTTGAGTAAGTGATAGACAATCGGCGTACGCTTTCAGGCTAATAGCAGGCTCTCCGACTGACCTATCTGGTTTCGGCTCTTGCCAAAACACCACCACGTTGGACTTTTCCGTGTCGTATACTTCGATCATATCCACCACCTTTTTTATTTGACGATCATCCATAGCACAGCCAATGCAACCCCTGCCCCAAAGCCCTTTCCCCGCTCCATCCATGCGGAATACTCTTTCTCTTTGTTTTCCTGAATCAACGCCTCGCGTTGACTTGCGTACTCGGCAATCAACTGATCGGCCGCCTGGAGCGCCTCATCCTTTTTCGTACTCAGCTCTTTGGAATCCCTCAAGGCATCTTTGAGTTCCTTAATGATCTTTGCCTGCGCTTGATCCTTCTGCTTGTAGAGCGCATTCTGTTTCTTGTCGATCTGACAGATCGACATGACGCTGATAAATTCGGTTCGATCCGTGCAGACTTCGGCGGCCTGTGCCGTGCTCACGAAGAGGACTAAAAATAGTATGATCATGGCTCCACCCTCACTTTCTCGGCGACATACCTATCGATCACCTGGCACATCGCGGTATGCGCCTCAATCATCCAGGCTCTCCACGGCTCGGGGTATCCCTCTGGATAAATCATGAGTTCAGCCTGCACACAGTCTAATGTGCGCATAGCCTCGTCCAGCGTCATTCCCCCACCTTCACTTTCTCCAACGACTCTCTTAACCGCGCCGCCATTACAAGCACTCCAGCGCAGTCCTTTGGCAAGGCTGGCCAATATATTTTGTACCGCTTGTCTTTCCCATTTTTCTTGTAAAACTAGGTCATCGCCCACATATACCCAGGCCCACGATAGCGGCCACGGTTTCGTGTCATTCCCCCACCTTCACCTTGCTAAACCCCACCTCCTGCGCGAGCACCTCTATGGCCTGGGCAGGCAATGGTACGGTTGCCACATTCAGGACTTCGGTCTGTTGCCATGTGCTGAGCAGTACATTCTGTGCCTTGATCTGTGCCGCAAGATTGGCGTTCAACTTCATGAGCCCATCTAATTTTCCATCAGTCTTCGCCAACCGTCTCTGCAATTGCTCCACTTCCGCCTTCTTGGCCTGGTAGTGCCGATCCGCTTGTTCTAGCTGCTCGGCGTACTGCTGCTGACTCATCGTTGGTGTGCTCGCGACTGACCGCGTATCGTGTGTGTGGTAGGCGAGATAAACTGAGAGCACGGCGCAGATAAGAGCCAGCACAACGACAAGTGCCAGCGCCATACGCTGTTGCCCTCTCGCCTGCGTGTAGCAGCCATACCCCACATACCCGCCGTGCACATCTTCTGTTGCTCGCGGATATCCAAATGGCCCATTCTCAAATTTGTAGCGGGTTACGTCCATGGTTTCCTCCATCTCTTCTTAGTTCGTATATTCGTCTGTGTTATCCACAATACAGTGCGTAGCCGATTTCCACTCAACCTCTACATTCCCGTATGCCTCTAGGACTCCCTCTGCCCAGAGCTTGTTTCCCTCGGCCCTGATCTTGTCTCCCTCTGCCCTGAGCTTG